ATAATGCAAGGGGAAGCCGCATGTACGATACAAATATCAGTGCGGTAATTGACAGTTTTGAAACAACAGAAAAAGGCGGAGAAGCTGGAGATATCTATTATAAAATTAAGTTTAGGGAATATCGGAATTATGCGCCAATCAGGATCATACTTCCTACGCTGGAACAAACCGGAAATGAGGCAACTCAGACGGAAGAACAGGAACGTGCTACATCTGCTGTCCCTGAGCTTAGAGTAGGGGCTAGCGTCATTGCAAATGGTACCTATTTTAGCAGCAGTTATGGAGATAAGCCAACTGGAACCGCCAACAATTTGGCGACAACCGTTTCGAGAATCATTCCGGATGCTTCCAGGGCATATCCCATATTAATAGGTGGCAGTCGTGGATGGGTGAAAGCAGATCAATTGCAGGTGACCGGATGAGCTACAAACTATTAATTTATAATGAAGAGTCTTACTCCTTGTACGATTATGCTCCCATCACACAGAAGGTTACTTATACCACAAATAGAGGCGGAAGTGCAGGGAAGCTTACATTTACATTTCTTCAGGATAAGCCAATTAATCTAACAGAGGGCGCAAAAGTACTATTTTACGTGGATGGAAAAGAAATTTTCCTGGGTTTTGTTTTTATTATAGAACAGAATCGTTCCGGTGAGGTTTCGGTCACAGCGTATGACCAGCTTCGGTACCTAAAAGCCAAATCCAGTTATAGCTTTAACAATATAAAGCTGGGAGAGATAATAAGTCAGATTGCAGGCGATATGCAGCTTCAAGTAGGGGAAATAGAAGATACCGGGCAAGCGATCCCCTACCTAACAAAGGAAAATACAGAATGCCTGGATATTATTGAATATGCTCTCATGCTAACTCAGAACAGCACTGGTAAGACATTTATTTTCTTTGATGATTTTGGAAAGCTGACTCTAAAAGAGGCTAACCATATGATGTCAGACATATTGATTGGCAATGGCAGTATTATTACAGATTATACTTATAAATCTGATATAGACTCAGATACTTATAATCAGGTAAAGCTTGTCCGGCCCAATAAAGAGACAGGCCAGGGAGATACTTATACATTTAATGACCACACTACAATTAAGAAATGGGGACTCTTACAAAAGTATGACAAGGTAGATGAAAATCTTAACGAAGCACAAATCAATGAGCAGGGAAATATTATGATGGCGTATTATGACCGAGTGCTAAAAACATTATCCGTTAGTGGTTTAGGGGGAGTGCCAGGGTTGAAAGCAGGAGCAATGGCAAAGTTTAAAATCAAGGAAATCCCAGAGCTATCCAATGGTTATTATTTGCTCCTGGATAAAGTCAGTCATTCTTTTTCAGACGGAGAGCATACCATGAGCGTAGATGCAAAAATCATCAATAAGGAGGGGCAATGGAACTCATAGAAAGACTTAAGTATATTATTAATGATACCGTAAGAGCCATGGATCTTTTGGATACTGGTTATGCGACTGTAGTTTCAGTGGTTCCTCTAACCTTAAAGGTCCAAGCAACTCAGTTGATTGTAACAGAGCCAGTCGCGGTCATGACTGATCATGTAAAGTACCGGGACATTTTAATTCAGGGAGAAAAGGTAGTTATAAATCCAGGTCTTAAGCCAGGAGATAAGGTACTAGTATTGAAAGCAAATTCTGGTCAGAATTATATCGTGATGTCGAAAGTGTAGGTGATACGATGGCAACATTACCAAAATCCGCAAATACAACTATTAATGAAAATGAGAACAGGGAATACCCTACGGAAACTTATTTGGTGGACAAAAGTACCGGTACGATTAAAAAAGTAGGCGGTGGACTGGAAGCCATGAAACAGGCTATAGAAATTATACTGGATACAGAACGATATCAAAACCAGATCTATACATCAAATTTTGGCAGGGAATTAAAAAAGCTAATTGGAAAACCTCCTGAATATGTAACGAGTATGTTAAAGAGACGAATTCAAGAGGCATTTTCCTCTGATAAGCGAATCCTTTCGGTGAATGACTTTTTATTTGATGCCACGGATCTAGGAACACTTCGGTGCACGTTTAAGGTTAAGACTGTATATGGAACAATTCCCGGGGAGGTGGAGATTTGATTGATTTTAGTAAAAAGACTTATGCGAATATATTATCGGAACAGTTAAAACGAGTTCCTGATACGATTGATAAAAGAGAAGGGTCAATGATCCAGACTGCCCTAGGGCCAGAAAGCTGGTATTTGGAAGGTCTGTATCTGGATCTGGATCAGGTGCAAAAGAATGCCTATGCGGAAACGGCTGGAGGCAATTGGCTTGATATGCTGGTGGCAGAACGAGGCATTGAAAGGAAATCGGCTACAAGGGCATTGAAAAAAGGTAACTTTAATATTCAAGTGCCAATTGGTTCCCGATTTTCTGCCATTACAGGAAGCGGATATTTGACCTATCGAGTAATTGAACTTATGGATCATGTGGAAGCAGATTACAGTTATAAAATGGAGTGTGAAATAGCAGGTGAGATAGGTAACAATTATTCCGGTCAATTGGTCGCAATTGACTATGTGACAGGTCTTTCCTCTGCGCAGCTTACGGAACTCATTTCCGGTGGTACAGAGGAAGAAATAGATTCTTCCCTGCGAGAACGCTACCTTGCCACGTTTGACGTTCCAACGTTCGGGGGAAATATTGCTTCTTATCGGAATTCTATTCTTGCCATAGAGGGGGTAGGTGCGGTTCAGATATATCCCGCTTGGAATGGGGGAGGGAGTGTGTTGTGCAGTATTCTTAATGGAAATTATAAGCCGGCTGACGGTACACTTATTAAGCGGGTGCAAGCTGCAATTTGTCCCAAAGAAGGGGAAGAATTAGAACCATCACCCAATGGATATGGACTTGCTCCCATTGGAGCCGCCGTCACAATTGATACTGGCGAAGAATTGAAGCTTGATATTTCTCTCTCTGTACAGTTTTTATCCAGCATTCAAAACGGAGAAATCGTCTATAAAAACCAGATTCAGGAGAAAATAGAAGATTACTTGGAATCGGTTCGGAAATCCTGGGGAACCATGTTGAAAAGCCAGAAAATAGAATATGCGGTTATTGTATATGTATCCAGAATTATTTACGCAATTCTTACCATTCCTGAAATTGTCAATGTTACTGATGTATTTATAAATGGACAGGCATCAGATATTGTATGTGTAGAAACCTCTGCCATGCAGCAGGTGCCGGTTTTAGAGGCGGTGACTATCAATGGCGGTTGACTTAAAAATGATGCTTCCAGAGTGGTTTAAGGATATTTTAGAATATAATCAGCTTTTGGAGACGGAAGAAATAAACCTGGAAGCAGTGGAAGAAAGCATCAAATCCATTAGGGATAACTGTTATATTCAGACCGCAGATGAAACTACGATTCTTCTTTTGGAGAAGCGTTTTGGCATTCCATATCAGGGAGAGACATTAGATCTTAGAAGAAGCAGGGTTTTACAGCGATATAATACGGTAGTTCCTTTTACAATCGGCTTTCTTAAAAATCGTCTGTCCGATCTTTATGGAGAAAATGGTTATATTCTATCAGTTAACACCAAAACTTGCTTGCTGAACATTAAAGTTACATCTGACCGGTACGGTGCTTTAAATCTTCTATATGATCTTTTGTGGGATGTGATACCAGCCCATATTCAGATTATTGCAAGTCAGGAAGTGGAAAAGGATATGAAAGGCAGTTATTACATAGGAACCACGGTAAGCAGTACAAAAGTAACGACAATATAAGGAGGTAAAATGGGACAGTATAGCAAAGCAATTATAACGGTAGCAGGCCAAAGTCTGATTGCCAAAGCGATTGCAGGAGAGGCTCAATTAAATATAACAAAAGCAAAGACCTCAGATTATAAATATCCTGACGACACAGATTATAAGGCTCTGACTGATATGGAGGGGATTAAACAGGTTTTAGAATTTCCTGAAACAAAAGTCTTAGAAAATGATTTGATTCAGACAAGGGTGCTTTTTGGCAATGAAGAGATAAATGCTACATATTACATACAAAATATTGGTCTGTATGTTAATGATGGAACAAAAGAAGTTCTTTTTTGTATTGTGACTGCAGATGTACCGGATGAGATGCCTCAGTATAATGGGGTGGCGGCTACTTCTTATATTTATAACATTCAGAATGTTGTAAAAGATGCAGAGACAATGCATATTACGGTAAGTTCGGCTGGAAATGCTACTATTCAGGATGTTATGGGAAGGGTGGATGGTACTGGGGGAGATATTTCTGAAACTGTCTTAGAAACCCTAGAACCCATTGATACAAAATACCCGGTACCGAGTGCTGGGGAATCAACGAAGGTATTCATGGGGAAGGTTACGAAGTATATTGAGGATACAAAGCCACTTGATGCAGATATGTTTGTATATGTGGCTACCACGGGCAGTAATACCACTGGAGACGGTACATCAAGCAAACCATATAAAACAATTACTTATGCATTTAGTCAAATCCCTAAAATACTAAATGGGTTTACAGCATCCGTTGTTATTTCTGAGGGTACTTATAACGAGTATCTAATAGTTTCTGGATACACAGGTAACCTAGAATTATTACTTGACGGAAATGTAACTGTTAGTAACGGCATATCTGTAATCGGTGCTTATGTAACGTGCAGGTGTGTGGGAAATGCTACTTATACACTTACTGCAAAGGGAATTAAAGTAGCAA